TTCACGACGAGCCGCGTTGCGCTTAGCCCGGTTCTCGATCTGCTCAGGCTTGCCCTGATAATTGGCATATTCTTTGGCGTAGTTGCGTGGCATAGTGCACCTCAATAAAGTCCAGTTAGATCAGGGCGCTCGTAGCGAGGCCCCTTCGCGATCTTCCCATTTTCGTCGAAAATCGGCTGGCCGTCATCATTAAATTTTGACCAGTTCGACCCGTTGACCCGGCGCAGGGCCTCGGGCCCGTTCATGTGCGCGCAGTAAGTTGCGCCGACATTGGTCACGTGTTGGTCTGCAGCGGCGTCTAGGAACTCGTTGCGGTCTCGGATGAACAGCGTTCCTTCGCCAGACTTCAGGATCGTAGACAGCTTGTGCATGGCAGCAGTGGCTCTGATCAATGCAGCATGGACATACTCGTCATTGCCGGTAAGCGACTCCAGCTGCTCGGCGATTTCTTCCAGATGGCAACCATACTGGACGTTGAACTGCTCGAAGTCTGGATTTGGTCTGGCACGCTTGTGCCACATTTCGACGAACTCGATGGTCATTACGCTGCTCCTTGGGCGCCGTTCAGTACGGCCAATGTGATGGGACTCTGTGGACGAGATGAATTGCCGGTGAGGCTATCGACAAAGCGGGGGTGGTTGAGATTAATGATGATGCACTGTGCTTGACCCGGTGCGTGCTTGGGACAGCCCTTGAACATGGTGATGCGCTCACGGCGGCGAACCAGCGCCCCCTCATCATCCAGTGCCCGCTCAACGCGGTCGAGGCCGTCACGCTTGATCTTGAGCCACTGGCGCAGCTTCTCGGCGTTGATGGCGATGATGCTCCCGGGCATGACGGGTGTGTTGGCGTCGTAGACCACTTTGACCCGGGCCACCGCACGCTCTGGTGCAGGCATTGTGACCTGCTCGTTGTCGCTACCATATTTGCAGCGGGATTCTACGATCTGGTCGTTGTGCTCAGCCAAGAACTGGCCGAGGGTGTCGAACACGTCAACCCTGTGGTCTTCTTCCCACTTGCGTGTTGAGCGGATATGACTCAGCAGGTGCTGGATGGTGGCGTCAATGTCGAACGGAAACAAATCCAGCTTGGCACCGATGCGGCCGATGGCCCATGCACTGATGATGGCGGTGCGGTAGAAGCGCTCCTGTGGCTCGAACTGGAACCCGAAGTGGGGCTCAAACGCTTTCTCAGCCCGCTCCCACAGGTATTGTGGGCCACCCATAGCCTGCACAGCTTTAACCAGCTCAGGGGACGCCCAGCCGTTGTTCTTGGCCACGAGCTCAAAGAACTCGTAGGCGTCGCTACGGGTCTCTCCTTCGCGTGGTGTAACGAATGTGCGATCGTGTTGTGGCAACTCCAAACAGCGTGCCTTGAGGGGCTCGTTGCCGGCCTGTGCTGACTCGACCTTCTGGTACAGCGAGATGTTGGTCGTCATGAACGTGGGGCCAGCCCATGTTGCCGGCTCACGCAGTGCGCCGTCTTTGCTCATGCGAATCTTTTCGCGGCCCTGACTGAAGTCGTACAGCATATCCGCCACGTCTTTTTCGTCAGCGGTGGTCACTTCGTCCATGCAGGCCGGCAGGTGATTGAGCACCCCACGGATTTTGTACATGGCGTTGACTGTGTCATTGCGGTTGAGCAGCAGCTCGCGTGGGTTGCCGATCAGGCTGTTGGCTGCGATCAGGCTCAGGGTTTTCCCGGTGGTGGTCTCTGTGGAATAGATCGACACCACGAGTGTGGAGTTGCCCGATGCGGGGCCCAGCAGACCAATGGTTGAGAGCAGCACCGCTGAGCGGATGGTGTCAGTGCCCGGGTTGTTGAGCATACCCATCGCACGCACCCACTCGCTGCGCTGGCCATGGGGGCCAATGAGGTTGCCGTAAGTCTGTGCTGCACCGCGCAGGCGAGTGTCGGTGACGCCCTCGGGCGAACCTATGATAGTTTGTCCGCACATAAACGAGCCATCGCTTTGCCAGCCGAACGCGGTGTAGTCCTGCCCAGAGGGCGTGGTTGCCTGCACCATAGTCAGATAGTCCATCAGAAAACTCCTAATTTTTTCTTGTGATCCAATCGTCTTGACGTAAACCTGTCTGTTCAACAGGAACGTGGCGAAGTCTTTGCCTGTGGCTGCAATCACAGCTATCTCGTGCTCTTCTTCTTTCCAGCCCACCATGGGGTACTTGA